AAAAACGTGCCTAAGTCAAAGAAGGGTAGTAACTTCGACCCTGTGTAGTTAGGTAGAGAGAGTAGGAATAATAAATGAATAAAGTTAAACAAACAAAGTTATGAAAAACAGAAATTATATAAATAAACAACTAGATCTTTTAGAGGGAGTACTAGGAAATCTAAGAGGAATAGTTAGTAAGCAGGAACCCTTAGAAACTTATCTAAAGGCATTGGAAAGAGCAGGTGATCTAGTAGAGGAAGTAAGAAGTCAAATTGAAAATGAACCATTATCATCTAGAGAGGGGTAAGGTATGAAGTTGACAGCAGAACAGATCCAATCAAATTGGGAAGAATTCATAGGTAATATTGAGAAATATATTACAGGAGATAGAAAACAATCATTATTGGATTTCTATAAAAAGTATGAGGATAGAATTATCCTTATGCCCGCATCCCACCTAGATAAATATCATAGTGCATTTCCTGGTGGGTATGTTTATCACGTAAATCGTGTGGTATCTGCTTCGCTCACGTTATCCACTGTATGGGCAGAGGCTGGTTGTGATATGACGACATTTACCGAAGAAGAATTAGTATTTAGCGCTATCAACCATGATTTAGGTAAGATGGGAGATGAGGAAAATGAATCATATATTCCCCAAACTGATAAATGGAGACGAGAAAAACTGGGTGAGGATTATATGTTTAATAAAAAAGTCTCATTTGCTTCTGTTCCCGATAGAGGATTATTTCTTCTCCAATCACATAACATCCAGTACTCGTTCAATGAGATGATTGCTATTCAAACACATGATGGGTTATATGATGAAGCAAATACAAAGTATTTGAAAACATTTATGCCCGAACAAAAACCACGTACATCTTTACCATTTATTCTTCATCAAGCAGATTTAATGTCAGCACGAATAGAATTTGAGATGGAGTGGTTACCAAAACTTAATGGTGGAAATGTGGAGCCTCAAAAGAAATCACGTACATTGGGTAATAACAAGAATACAAATATAAAATCCAAAGCATTAGGTACTATAGCCAGCCCAGGATTAAAAAATATGTTAGATAGCTTATGACAGTTGAATTTGAAATATTTGAAGTACTAGTAGGGGTTTTATCCCCTTTAGTTTTAATCTTAGGATTTGCAGCTATTAATCTTCTTCGTAAGTTAGAAAAACTAGAGGATATAATAATTGATTATGATAATTATATTACTGAACTTACTAAACAAATAGAATATTCCAGTGAAAGATTAAAGAAGATTGATGAAAAGGGAATGTTTGAGGGGGATGATGAGATTGGATGGTTTTTTAATCATATCCAAGAAATTCAAAATAAACTAGAAGAATTTAAAGCAAATTAAATGATTAAGAAAAGAAAACCTAAGAGTAAAAATTATTTTACTCAAGAGACAGAAGACTCTATTGTACTATATAATGCATCTGTAGACTCAGAATTTAAGTCTAAAATATACAAAGAAAAAATACATTATGCATTCTTCAAACTCACAGAGAATATAATTCATACTTTTAAGTTTTATCATACTGAGGTAGAGGAGTTAGAGCACCTACAGCATGAAATAATAGTTTTCTTATTATCTAAAATCCATTTATTTGATCCCAGTAGAGGTGCTAAGGCATACTCTTATTTTGGTACTATTGTTAAAAGGTGGTTAATACTATATACTACTAAAAACTACAATACTAAAATCAAAAAAGTAGATATTGATGTATTAGTACAAGATAACTCACCACATTCATATGATATGGATGATATAGGTGGAGAAACTGTAGATGATTTAAGCAAATACATAGATTTATTTGTTGATCACGTAACTGAAAATATTTATGAGTTATTTCCTAAAAAGAATGACGCTCAGATAGCAGATGCAGTTTTGGAGTTATTTAGAAAAAGAGATACTATAGATGTATTCAATAAAAAGGCATTATACATCTATATTCGCGAAATAGTTGATGTTAAAACACCTAAGATTACTAAAGTAGCAGATAAACTACACGATATATTTAAAACTAAGTATTATTTTTATTTAGAAAACGGATATTGTAAATTTTAAACTCACACTTTTCCCATATTTATAACTAAAAAATAAATATTATGAGCGGTCTAAACAGTGTAGTATTTGGAAAAAAGAAATTTTCTGATATATTAAGTGAGATTTATAATAATCAAAAGAAAAAAGAAGACCAAATATCAGGTCTAATCTCAGAACTCAAACCTCTAGTACAAGATATTGGAGATGCAACTCTCATAGTACCACTCATCAAAGAATATTTAGAAATTGGCGTTAGAAACGATGAACAACTCATTAAAATGGCTACTATAGTACAGCGCGTGATTAATAATAGCGGCAGCGAAGATTCGATGGGTATTACCGATTCTGAAAAAGAAGAACTATTAGCTGAACTTGATAAGTTAAATACAAATCTATCCACTAAGGAATAATAATGGATAAGGTTGGAATATCATATTTAAGTAGAAATTCTAACACTGTTGGTAATACTGAGGAGTTAGGTACTTTAAATGATAAGATGGTAACCGCTAGAGTAGTGGATATTTCTCTTAACAGTAACTCTCAGTTATTTAATTCAACAGGACAGTGGGGTGGAATAGGAACTATCCAATATCAACTAGTATCAACACCTACCTCACCAATAGTTTCAAACCAATCTTTATCTAGTAACTTAGCCAAACCATTATTCCCTCAGTTAAAAAACTATCCATTAGTTAATGAGCTAGTAATATTATTTAGATTACCTACAACAGGTGATTCTCAAGCAACAGGAACATATAATTATTATTATTTAAACTCTATAGGTATTTGGAATCACCCAGAACAAAATGGTATTCCTGATGTTTATTCTACTAATACAACTGAATCCCCTTCACAAAATAAAAGTAATGATTCTATTGAGTTAGGTAATATACAACAACCTAGTGATACCCCATTTCAATTAGATTTAAACGGTAATAGTGGAGGTGATTTTATAGAAAAGGGAAATATTAGACCTATTTTATCCTTTATTGGGGATCAGATTTTTGAAGGTAGATTTTCTAATAGTTTAAGATTAGGTAGTACATCACCCTCACAAGGTTCAGTAGTAAATAACTGGTCTACAACTGGTGAGATTGGTAGTCCTATTACAATATTAAGAAATGGTCAACCTAAAGATTTAGGAGAACCAGGTTGGTTACCTATAACTGAAAATATAAATACAGATTTATCTTCTATTTATTTAACTTCTACTCAACAAATACCTATTGAAATATCAGTAGCAAGTTCTACAACTGGTGGAGGTACCTCAGTTCCATTTTCTGATATAATAAAAGAAACACCACAATCACCTCAATCTTATAATCAGCAACAAATTATTTTAAACTCTGGTAGATTAATATTCAATACTAATGTTGATAGTATTTTAATGTCTTCTCAAAAATCAATAGCAATGGAATCTGTTGAAGGTTTAGGTATTAAATCTTTAGAAGGAAATGTAAACTTATTATCTCCAAAAGGTATAGTATCTTTAGGTAGACAAAATGCTAGTGAATCTTTAATATTAGGAGATGCTTTTATAACTCAATTTTCAAGTTTATTAGAAAATTTAAATATTTTATTAACAGCATTAAGTGGTGAACCCTTAATACCTGCGGCTGCAGCATCTGCTGTCTTAATTCAAACTAGCATATCTAATATTAAGGCACAAATCCCAAATCTAACCTCTAAATCAGTTAAAACAGCATAAGTATGAATGAGGAATTACTATTAGGGTTAGCTGTTGGTTTTATGAAGTCTGCAAGAGGTTCACAAGTATTATCTAATCTTAAAGATAAACTAACAAATGATCCTCAAAATGAACCTATAATCACTACCTTTGTTACTAAAGGCAGAGTATATGATAAACAAACTAATGAACCTTTAAAGGGAGTTGATATAAAGTTTGTAGAAGTATTATACCCTATGAAATCCTTTAAAAATGATGAAGGTAAATTAGAATATAAATTTGATGAGGGTGGTAATAAAGAAATAAAAACAGATTCAAATGGAGAATTTGAGATAAGATTTGGAGTTCCTGTTTTACCTAGTCTTCCTAATGTAGTTTTAGGTCAACCTAAATTCGCATATACTATAGATGGTTATGCCCCACAACAACAAACTATTGTTACAGGTAATGGTGAGGTTTTATCTAATTTACCTCCTATTGGTTTAATTAATATTGATTTAGCAGCAGAGATAGCAGCAGCTGAATTAAAAAATGAGGCAAATAAAGCTATACAAAAAGTATCTAGTCTTGTTTTAGATCCTATTGAAAGATCAATTGTTGTAGTTAAAAATTCTGTATTAACAGTTACTAGCTCAATTCAAAATAAACTTTTTCCACTAGCAATAGGATTATTAGTTATTTTTGGTATTACAAAATTAGCACAATCTGGTGAAGAAAAATGTCCTAGTAATGCCTTATTAAAATTAGCTATTAAAAGAAGAAACTCTATAGTAAAGCAATTAAATAACATATATAAAGTAATTGCTATTAATACCGCTCTAGTAGCTGTATTTTTAGCTGTTAGCGCTGCCTTTAAGGCAGGTAAATTAGAAATATTTTCTACTCCAGCTCCTACAGTTGTTTATCCTATAGTAGCCGCTTTAGAAGGTATAAAAGAATTATTTGATAAGTTTGAAACAGCTAATAAAGATTTAAGAAAAGCATTAATTATTGCATTAGTATTTTTAATAGCATCTTTAGTTATAATATTAAGATATCTAAAAAAGATAGATGAATTAATAGAAAGATGTGCTAGTGGAAGTGAAGGAAATGAAGGGTTAGAAATGACAGAAATTAATAATGAACTACTAGCTATTGGGAAAGAATCAGTAGAACAAGGTAATCCAGTGGTAACCAATGTAAATGGTTTTGAAATTTCCGTAGTAGTGGATGAACAAAGTAAAACAGGAGAATTATATAAAAGAAGAGCTATTGGAAAAAATAGCGCTGGGGTAACTATTGTAAAAGGAGAAGGATCGTTTAGTGCGGAAGATCAAATATTAATTGATGAGTTATCATTTTATATTATTCAAAATAACTTAAAAGCAGATTAAATCAATATTTATAATAAACATATACTAAGATATGAAACTAAGTGAACTAAAATCCGTTGTAAAAGAAGCAGTTAAAGAAGCTATTCAAGAAGAGATGAAAGACATCCTTATGGAAGCAGTAAGATCACCTCAACAAGTGATTACTACAACCCCTGCTCCTCAAAATACTCCTATGCCAGAAGATAATAGGTTAGCTATGAGAGAAAACATTCAAAATGTATTAGGTAATATGATGCCTGATGCAAATGGTACCATAAAGGCAACTTCATCAAATGTGCCTATGCAAGTAACTAATACTAATACAGCATCCCCTGATAGCCAACTCCCAACAGGAGAAGTAGATATGGGTCAAATTATGAATTTAATGAAAGGTAAAGTATAATAAAATGGCATTTGGAGCAGTACAGAAATTTCCTAATGATACAAGGCCAAGAGTTGGTATTGGAGTTAGTCTCCCTTTTAGCTCTGGTGGTGTATTTACCCCTAATTATACTACTAAGGAAGCTATTAAAAGTAATCTAATAAACTTTTTTCTTACTAATGTAGGAGAAAGACCAGGTAATCCTGAGTTTGGTGGTGGGTTAAGGGAGTTCATATTTACCCAAATAACAGAAAATAATTTAGATTTTTTAAAAGAGGATGTTGCTGATAAAATAAGTACATTTTTTCCAAATGTTAATGTTCAAGAGTTAAATGTATTATCTAATCCAGATAATAATTCAATTACAGTACAAATATTCTACTCAGTTATAAACACTACAATTAATGATGATTTAGAATTAAACTTCGCATAATGGCAATCAGAAGAGACATAAACTATATAAATAAAGATTTTGCTGAGTATAGAAATACACTAATAAACTACTCACAAACTTATTTTCCAACCACATATACAGATTTTACAGAAACATCTCCAGGTATGATGTTTATAGAACAAGCTGCTTATGTAGGTGATGTTCTATCTTTTTATTTAGATAATCAAGTCCAAGAAACATACCTTCAGTATGCTAGACAGGATGATAATCTATATGATTTAGCTTATATGTACGGGTACAAACCTAAAGCAACAGGTTTAGCTACTACCTCAGTAGATTTTTTCCAACAAGTACCTTCTAAACTATCAGGTAGTGCTTATGTACCTGATTTTGATTATGCTTTATATGTAAATCAAAATACAGTTATTAGTACAACAGCAGGAAGTCCTACATCTTTTACAACAGATGAACCTATTGATTTTTCAGTATCTAACTCTTTAGATCCTACAATAGTATCAGTAGCACAAGTTTCAGCTGGTAATCCTACTTATTACTTATTAAAGAAAACTAGAAGAGCATTTAGTGGTATTATTAATAATACATCAGTAACATTTGGTGCTCCTGAAGAGTTTGCTACTACAGAAATAAATGGAACTAATCTTTCAAATATTATTGATGTATTTGATTCAAATGGTAACCAATGGTATGAAGTAGATTATTTAGGTCAAGATGCAGTTTATATTGGTATAAAAAATGTTAATACTAATGACCCTAATACTTATACAGACGCAGATACACCTTATATCTTACAAACAAAAAGAGTACAAACTAGATTTGCTACAAGATTTTTAAATGCAAATACTTTACAACTACAGTTTGGAGCAGGTTCACCAACAGAAACTACAGAGAATGTAATACCTAATCCTGATAATGTAGGTTTAGGTTTACCATTTGGGCAAAGTAAGTTAACAACAGCTTATAGTCCTACTAATTTTGTATTTACCAACACTTATGGTATTGCACCTAGTAATACTACTTTAACTATTAGATATTATACTGGAGGTGGAGTTCAATCAAACATACCATCTAACACATTAACTAATCCTACTACTAGTACTATTCAGTTTTTAAAAAGTGGATTAGATCCTACAACAGCTCAGTATGTATTTGATTCTATAGCTACAAATAACCCAATAGCAGCTTCTGGTGGTCAAGATGGGGATACAATAGAGGAAATAAGACAAAACTCTATTTCTAACTTTCCAACACAACTTAGAAATGTAACATCTAATGATTATTTAATTAGAGCACTTAGTATGCCTCCTAAATATGGAGTTATTTCTAAAGCTTGGGCACAAAAACCTTTAGTAGAAGATATAAATGATGGTCCTAGTGCTACATTAGATATTTATCTATTATCATCGGATTTAAATGGTAAACTAACAACAGCATCACAGGCGTTAAAAGAAAATGTAAAAACATACATTAATCAATATCGAATGATTAGTGATACTATTAGTATTAAAAATGCTTTTGTAATAAACTTTAATGTTGATTTTGAAATTATTACTTTTCCTGATTATAATGGTAATCAAGTAATAGAGGAATGTATTTTAGCATTAAAAGATTATTTTTCTATAGATAAATGGCAGATTAATCAACCTATTATTATAGCAAATCTTTTTGTATTATTAGATCAAGTAGAAGGAGTACAAACGGTTAAACAAGTAAATCTAAATAATGTAGCAGGTACTTCTCAAGGTTATTCAAAATATGCTTATGATATGAATGGAGCTTTACAAAATGGAACAATATTTCCATCACTAGATCCTAGCATATTTGAGTTAAAATACCCAGATAATGATATTAAAGGAAGGGTTGTTACACTATTTTAAATAGAATATTTTAAAACTATGGCAGTATATAAACTATTTCCAACCCAGGATGCATCTATTTATAGTGCACAACCTGCTATGAATACTGGATTAGATCCTATATTGGATGTATCAAATTTTGTAACTAATGACAATCCAATATCTAATGTAGCTAGATCATTAATCAAGTTTGATCAATCACAAATAAATGATGTAATACAAAATGTAGCATCTGTAACTAGTTCTCTTAACTTTACAGCTAGTCTAAAACTATTCATTGCTAAAGCAGATAATGTTATTTTAGAATCTAAAGTTAATGTTTATCCTATTTCTGGTTCTTGGAATAATGGATCAGGTCAATATTTAGATCAAAAACAAAATACAACAGGTGTAAGTTGGGTATTTAGTGATTATTCAGGATCAAATAAATGGCCCATACAAGGATTTTATGAAGATCTTACTACTGGTTCTTATTCTGGAAGTAATAATGAAGGAGGATGTAACTGGTGGACAGGATCAGGTGGGTACGATGGTATAGGAAGTTTAGAATCATCCCAAATCTTTAATCTTAGAAGCGATAAAGATTTAAATACAGAGGTAACTGATATTGTTAAAGTATGGTATTCATCATCTAATGATCTTATTGGTGTTTTAACTCCTATAGCAAATGAAGGTTTTATAGTTAAATGGGAAGATTCAACAGAGTTTGTAACATCAAGTGCTGTAACTCCTCAACTAAGTTTTTATTCAGTAGACACAAATACTATATACCCACCTGAGTTAGATATAAAATGGAGAGATTTTACATATAGTACTAGTAGTGGTGATTTAAAACCTAATAGAATATTAACTGGGTCATATCCAATAAATGAATTAACAAGTTCTATATCTTGTTCATTTACACAATCTTTACCTAATGATCCTACTTACACAGGTGCAGGTAGTGGAGCTACTTTTGGAGCTACTTTTAATAGTGCCTCTATGTTAAATGTATATGTAAAAGAAATAGGATTAGGATATGTAGCAGGTGAAACTTTAACTTGGTCAATAGAACAATTAGATGCCTTACCTGATATAACAGGATCTTTAACTCCTGCAACAGTTACTTTATCAACATATGATATTACACAGTTAGAAACGGTTTCAACACCAGATTTATTTGTTGCTTTAGATGATAATCAAGGTATATTTTATAGTGAAAGTATTAATCAATTTAGATTAAACTGTAGACCACAGTTCCCTGTGAGAGTTTATACAACTGAATCTATTTATACACAAAACCAAGCTTTACCATCATCATCATATTATGCTATAAAAGATTTGGAAACCAATGAGTTTGTTGTAGATTTTGATACACAAAATACTCAAATAAGTTGTGATCCAACAGGTAGTTATTTTACTGTCTATATGAATGGTTTACAACCAGAAAGAAACTATCAAATATTGATACAAACAAATATAGACAATAATGTGATTATAATGGATGAAAAGTATTACTTTAAAGTAGTTAACGGGTAAATGGCAGATCAAAAAGTAGACCTTATTAAGAAAACATATTCTAAAACAGAATATTCAAAAGTAATAAACACTAAGTTTAGTCAACTAGGTGTAGTTTCTTTGAATGAGCAGATTGAAAATACAGTTACAGTCAATCAGTTTTTTGAATCATATAATAACTTATTTTATGATATACCTGCTTTAGGTGAAACTAACTCACATGAATATTTAATAAAAACAAGTGGAGAATACATTAACTTTGATCAAGATAGTCAAGAAATAGAAGCTTTAAGAGCTGAAATAACTTCTTTAAGAAGAGATTTATTACAGGCTCAAGTAGAAAAAGCAGAAGCACTTACTGGAGAAAAGATTGATTTAGATATAAATGCAATAGAAGATTCTTCCATATCTGGAGATGATTTTGCTAAAATATCTCAAGAAGTTTCTTCACCAGCTGTAAACACAACTAATACATCAGTAGTATAATGACAGATAAAATAAAAATAAACCAAGTTGATCCAACTACTTTTGAGTTTCAACAATACACTGAACAGGATAATGTTTTAATCTCTTCATCCAGGTTAGATACTGCTTTTTCATCCTCTACTGATTATATAGAGTATTATGCTTACGATGAAAATAAAAATCTAATATTTCCTTTACCTCCTACAAAAGCGGTTTCTGTAACTACTTTTAGTGTATTAGAAGGAGATACTATTCTATACCCATCTAAAGATTTAGAGGAAATAGGATATGATTATGGTTCATATTTTTCAACTTATAACTTTTATAGAAGAAGATTAGCTTCTGATATTACTTTAAACTATTATATTAGTGAGATAAGTTCTGATAGAACA